CCTCGGTAACCAGCGCGAAAAAAATTTAGCCAGTGGATTCAAGGGTGGTTAAAGGTATGACCTTGGTTTCACAGGCAGAATTCGCAGCTATGATGGGCGTGTCGTCGCCAGCGGTGTTAAAGGCCATCAAAGCGGGTCGGGTGAAATCGTGGAAAGAGGTGGGCGGCAAGGTTCGGATTGACGCGGAAAAGGCCAAGGCGGAATGGATCGCCAACACGCAAAAGCGCACCCCGATTCAGGAAGAGATGCGGGGGGTGCAGGGCCCTAGCATCAATCAAAGCCGCACCATTTTGGAGGCCTATCGGGCCAAGATGGCCAAGGTGGACTATGACGAAAAGGTTGGGACGCTGGTGTTGGCGGATACCGTTAAGAAACAAGCCTTTGCCAGCGCAAGAGAGGCGCGGGACCGATTGATGAATATCCCCGACCGCGTAGCGGGGCTGGTGGCGGCGGAAAGCAGCGAGCGTGCGTGCCATGAGATTTTGATGCAGGAAATCAGGGCAGTGTGTGACGAATTGTCACGGGCTGGGGACGATAAGGGGGCGTTATGATGCAAGATGGGGCGGTTTTGTATGATGAATTTTACCGTGAAGGGTGGCGGCCTGATCCTGATTTGACGGTGTCGCAGTGGGCGGATACCTACCGCTTTTTGTCCAGCAAGGGGGCCAGTGAGGCGGGTCCGTGGCGAACGTCTCGGACCCCGTACCTGAAAGACCCTATGGATGATCTTTCGCCGTCAAGCCCTGTGCAGCGGGTGGTTTTGATGTTTGCCAGTCAGACCGGAAAAACGGAAACGGGGAATAACTGGCTGGGCTACATCATGCACTTTGCCCCCGGCCCCATTCTGGCAGTGCAGCCCACGGTGGATATGGCCAAGCGGCTATCCAAACAGCGGATCGCCCCTATGATTGACGAAACGCCAGCCTTGCGCGGGTTGGTGTCGGCCCCAAGGGCGCGGGATGCCAGCAATACGATGCTGGTGAAAGAGTTTCGGGGCGGGTTTTTGATTATGACGGGGGCCAATTCGGCCAGCGCGTTGTCATCCATGCCGGTGCGGTATCTGTTTTTGGATGAAGTGGACCGTTACCCCGCCGACGTGGAAGAGGAAGGCGACCCTGTGTTGCTGGCAGAGCAACGCACCAACACCTTTTCACGGCGGAAAATCCTGCTGACATCGACCCCCACAATCAAGGGCCTTTCCCGCATTGAGACGGAATTTAAGGCCAGCGATCAGCGGTTTTATTTTGTGCCCTGTCCCCATTGCGGGCATGAACAAACCTTGGTTTGGGCGGGGATTAAGTGGCACAAAGAAAACACCCGCGATGTTTGGTATGACTGCGAGCAATGCGCGGGCCGGATCGAGGAACATCACAAAACCGCCATGTTGGCGGCGGGGCAGTGGCGGGCCACAGCAGAGGCGGAAAGACAAAAGACGGTGGGGTATCATCTGAATGCCCTGTACTGCCCCGTGGGTTGGCGGTCTTGGGCGGATATTGTGGGGGGATTTTTGGATGCCAAGAGCAACCGCGAGCGTCTGAAAACGTGGGTCAACACGGTTTTGGCAGAATCGTTTGATGATGAGTACACCTCGGTTTTGGATTCTGACAATCTGGCCAGTCGCTGTGAATTTTACGACCCCATGACGGCCCCCGAGCCAGTGTGTCTGGCCACGGCGGGGGTGGACGTGCAGGACGATCGTCTGGCGGTGGTGATTCGGGGCTGGGGCGCGGGGGAACAATCGTGGCTGATTTACCACACCGAGATTTACGGCGACCCCGCCCTGTCCAACGTGTGGGTCCAATTGAAATCCCTGCTACAGTCCCCGATCCAGCACGAACTGGGGGCGACCCTGACCCCCCGCATTGTGGCCATTGACAGCGGTGGACACCACACGCAGCAAGTGTATGCCTTTTGCCGCGATCACAAGCGCACCTTGGGGGCCGTGGCGATCAAGGGGCAATCGCAAGCGGGCAAGTCCCCCGTGGGTCGGCCTGTGAAAGTGGATTTGAACTACAAGGGGCAGGCGATCAAAAAGGGGGCGGAGCTGTATCCGGTGGGATCCGATACCATAAAAAGCACCATTTACGCCCGCCTGAAATCTGCTGAAGGGGAAGGCCAGTACCACTTTTATCATGGGGTTGGGCCAGAGTATTTTAAACAGCTGACGTCAGAAAGACAGATCATTCGTTACCGCAACGGGTATCCCAAAAAGGAATGGACGAAAAAAAGCACGGACCGCAACGAGGCCCTTGACTGCGAGGTTTACGCCTACGCCGCCCTGCACGTCCTGTACATGCACGCGGATCGGACCCAGATTTGGAAGGTCTTTGCGGATCGGTTGCAGCCCAAGGCTGAGGCGACTGTTGCTGCCCCATCGTCGGCACCTGCCTCGACAAAGACCACACGCGCACCGGCCATCCACACGCGGCGCAGTGCGTTTACGGATAGAGTTTTAGGGAGATAAAAAATGCAAAAAACCAATTTTTTTCTCGGCGATTGCCTTGATGTTTTGAAAACGTTTGATGACAACAGTTTTGATTCCATTGTGACGGATCCACCATACGGCCTATCTTTTATGGGGAAAAAATGGGATTACGATGTCCCAAGTGTTGAAATCTGGGTCGAGTGTTTTCGAGTCCTAAAGCCCGGAGGCCACTTGCTCGCTTTTGCGGGTACACGTACACAACATCGCATGGCTGTGCGGATTGAGGAAGCAGGCTTTGAAATCAGGGACATGATCGCATGGGTGTATGGGTCGGGGTTTCCAAAGTCGCATGACGTGAGCAAGGCTATCGACAAGGCGGCGGGTGCGGAGCGGGAGAAAATCCGCAGACCAAGTGCGGCCACCGCATACAGCAGCGCGGCAGGCAATTTTCGCCCATGGATGGAGCGGGCGCAGGAACTCGGCTACACAGAAGTTGATGGAGACAAACCCGTCACCGAAGCTGGCCGCCAATGGCAAGGCTGGGGCACTGCCCTGAAGCCCGCTTTGGAACCCATCACCGTGGCCCGCAAGCCGCTGGTGGGGACCGTGACGGGGAATGTGTTAGCGTGGGGCACGGGGGGGTTTAATATAGATGAAACACGGATCCAAATCGAAAAAGAAACAGGCTGGGGTGGGAGTCCCAGTAACGGATATTCCGGTAGGTTAGACCAAAACCTAGATGCAAGGCCAGTACAAGGCCGCTGGCCCGCAAACCTGATCCACGATGGCAGCGAAGAGGTTTTGGGGTTGTTCCCTGAAACAGGTAAAAGTAGCGGCCACCCGCGGAACAATAAACCTAGCACCTTTAACGTTAGCGTAAGATATCCCTCTCTGGGCGTAACTGACGACGGCGGTTCTGCCGCCCGTTTTTTTTATTGCGCTAAAGCCAGTAAACGGGATCGCAATGATGGTTTGGATAATATGCCCTTACAAGATGTTCACCGGTACAATGCGGGCATTGGTGAAGGTAAAGAACCGGACACCCCAAGCAAAGATCAAAACCATCATCCCACCGTAAAGCCCACAGACTTGATGCGGTATTTGGTGACGTTGGTCACGCCGCCAGACGGTCATGTTTTGGATCCGTTTATGGGGAGCGGGTCCACAGGGAAAGGGTGTGTTCAAGCGGGTTTTTCGTTCACAGGGATTGAGATGGATAATGGCTATCTTGAAATCGCCAAGCGTAGGATTGAACACGAAAAGGAAAAAAAGAGGCAAGAGGCCCCTTTGCTAGAGGATGGGTACATTTTGCCCACCCCCTAAAAAAACCCTTGGCAGCGGTGTTGCCTACGCCATGCTGGGGGTATGAGTATCCCTAGCACCCTGATTTCCGGCGATTCTTTGACGTGGCTGACGGCGGCGGGTGTGGATACTGTCACCGGATTGCCGATTGATTCCGCCGCATATACGTTGGCCACAAGTTTTCGCGGATCGGGGGGCAGTTTGGATGTGACCGCCACCACCTCGGGCACGGGGTGGAGTAGCACCATCACGGCGGTGCAGTCGGCGGGGTTGCCTGCTGGGGTTTACCAATGGGCCAGCTATGCCACAAAAACGGGCGTGCGGGTGACGCTGGAAACAGGCACGTTGACCGTGACCCCCAACTTGGCCACGGCCAACAGCACCTTTGAGGCGCGAACCCACGCCCGCCGGATGCTGGATGCCATCGAGGCCATGCTGGAAAACCGGTCCACCAAAGAACAGCAAGAATACACCATCGGGACGCGGTCCCTGAAATATATCCCAATTTTGGAACTGATGCAGTGGCGTGATCATTATAAGCGCGAGGCCTTTGCCGATCAGCAGGCCGAGCGACTGGCCAAGGGCCTGCCCACCCACAACCGTTTGTATGTTAGGATGCGGTAAGATGGGGTTTTTTAGGAAAAAACAGCCGCCTACCCCTACGCCCCAGCCCGCGCCTGCGCAACCCGTATTTTTTCCCCGCTATCACGCTTTGGTGCCTTTTTTTCGTGAAATTCGCAATTTCAGCGCGGGGGTTGTCACCCGTTTAAACGATGTGTTTACGGGGTCTTTTGGAACCGTCAACAGTGATTTGATGGGGCAACTGGAACTGATGCGGGCGCGGTCGCGGTCCCTGATGCGGGACAATAACCACGCTAAGCGGTTTATCCAAATGTGTGCCACCCACATCGTGGGGCCCAACGGGTTTTTGTTAAACGTGCAAGGGCGGCGCGGGGGCAAGCTGAATCAGAAAACCAACGATCTGATCGAAGATAGTTTTTACAAATGGGCGCGGCGCGGGGTGTGTGAATCCACGGGCCATTTGTCTTTTGTGGGTGTGCAGGAATTGCTGGTGAAAACCCTTGTCCGTGACGGCGAGGCCATTGTGAAAAAGATTAAGGGCACCGCGGCGGGCAACGCTTGGGATTTTGCCCTGCAGGTTTTGGCCGTGGACCGTTTGGACACGGGGCTGAATAAGCGTTTGGACAACGGCGGCATCATCAAAATGGGCGTGGAATTGAACGCCGTGGGGCGGCCTGTGGCGTACCATTTCAAGGGATCCAACCCCGCCGAGGTCTACACGGGCAACGCCCTGCAACAGAAAACCGAGCGTATCCCCGCGGATCAGATCCTGCATATCTTTTTGCCCCTAGAGCCCGAGCAAGTGCGGGGGGTGCCATGGATGCACACGGCCATGGAAACCCTGCAAAAGCTGGGGACTTTTCACGATGCGGCCCTGATTGCGGCCAACGTGGGGGCCGCCAAGATGGGGTTTTTCACAACAGCCGAAGGATCATCACTGGGTTTGGCCGATAGCCAAGACAGCCAAGGGCGATCGATAACAACGGTGGAGGCGGGCGTGATTGATTCTTTGCCGCGGGAACAACATTCCAGTCTTTTGACCCAACATATCCCGAGGCCAACTATGGCCCCTTTGTAAAGTCGTTTTTGCAGGCGGCGGCCTCGGGTCTTGGGGTGTCCTATGCCACACTGGCGAACGATCTGGAGGGGGTCAATTATTCGTCCATTCGGGCTGGCGTTTTGGAAGAGCGCGACAACTGGATGCTGCTGCAAAACTGGTTTGCTGAGGCTTTTTTAATCCCTGTTTACGAAGCATGGCTGGACATCGCGATTTTGAAGGGCCTGATTCTTAGTGATCGCGGCATACCCTTGTCCGTTCGGGATCGGGGGGAGGCCATGCGCCACGTCTGGCAAGGCCGCCGCTGGGCGTGGGTGGACCCGCTGAAGGATATTGAGGCCACCATTGCCGCTATCAATAACGGCCTGATGAGCAGAACAGAGGCCGCCGCCCAACAAGGCCGCGACCTGTATGACGTCTGGGCGCAGCTGCAAAAAGAGCAGGATGACGCAAAAAGTTTGGGCCTGAATTTTTCGCTTGGCATGGGTGTTGCCCAAGATACGGTTGAACCACAGGAGGATAATACCCCATGAAAACAAGCGTAAAATACACACGGACCTTGCAAATCAAAACCGCGGATTTACAGCCGTCGGATGATCGCACCGTCACGCTGGCCTTTAGCTCGGATGTTCCCTACGAGCGCACCTTTGGCATGGAGATTTTGGGCCACCGCAGCCAAGAGATTCGTTTGGATCGTTTGGAAAGCGGGGCCAATTTGTTGGTCAATCATGACCCAAACGATGTGATCGGTGTTGTGGACAGCGTCACCGTTGACGAGGGCGACGGTCTGGCAAGGGCCGTTGTCCGTTTTGGCCGTAGCGCACGGGCCGAAGAAATTTATCAGGATGTTTTGGACGGCATCCGCCGGTCTGTGTCTGTCGGTTACGTCGTGCATACATTTGAAGAGGTTAAGGGCCAAGGCCAAACCAAAGTTTACAGGGCCACGGACTGGCAGCCCTATGAAATCTCCCTCGTGGCCATCCCCGCTGATATTGGCGTCGGTGTGGGGCGGTCGGATGATACCCCCACCCTTGACCCTGAACCCCAGCCTGACATTCAAACCAAAGCCCAACCCCAAATCACCATCACGAAAGAGGAACCTAAAATGACCGAAGCCCTGACCCAACACGACCCCCAAGCCCGCATTAATGGCATTTATGAAATGAAAAATGCCTTCAGC